CGAACACTAGGTGTCTAGGGTAAGTTCGTGGGCTGGACTTGCGACGGATGGGTTTCCTGATTGTCTAATGATGTGCTAGAGCTGAGTGTCTGACTCGTGGCCCTATTTGGTGCCTTTTGACGACGCTCTGCCAAAGTAGCGCTGAGGGCATGATGGCGGTCTGTCCCTAGCATGTCCGTGCCCGCGGCTTGCATTGTGCAGTATGGCAGACAAGCGTTTGCGGAAGATGCGCAAGGACTTCGTGGCGTTACCTCGTCTTTGTCAAATGGAAGATGGTCGGTGTTCGCGGTTATTTTGCGACGACCACAAAGACGATTGTCCTCGATGCGGGATACAACACCTTGGCGGGTGTTTTAAAGGGTGGAGGAGAATGTACCCAGAATGTGCTGAGCCTGTTGGTAAGTACAGAGCCGTTTCCCCCGGCACATTGGGTGCAACCTCGGATTCTGAAAGCGTGAGTAGCACGCATACTGTGAGATCGGGACCTCGGAAGAAGGCTGCTTCGGGGCCGGACGTGGGACCGAAGTTCATAGTTGTTGACGAGAAATCAGAACGCCCTGGAGAGCAGAGGGTTTCGGAAAATCCGATTCATGTGCCGACTGAATCGAAGTCGCCGTGTGATGAGATAGCGAAGCAGGTTCACTTGGGTGAGCCTAAGCCGCCTCATGGCGATCCCCCTGTTGGTGGCCATCACGGGGGTGGGGGTGTGGTCGGCGGACCGCCGGCGGAAGCCAAGGGTGAAGAATATAAAGCAGAATACAGATCGTCTAGTCTTGTTGATGGTTTTGATATTCTGCAACGCAACTGGTGGCCTCAGTGGCTGCCTTCACCGACTACCCTGGCTGCTGGTGTTGCCAGTACTATTACCTATTGCACGACACAACGAACTGGCGTAGCCAGAGTAGCAGCTGCGGTGGCTGTGGGTGCTGCAATAGTGACTGGAATAAAGATCGTAGGAGCGTATGCGGGAGCGGGATTTCCATTGTCCCGGGTCCAGTCAGTTCCGACCACATTGCAAGGCATGTCGATCCAAGTTGAGGAAGCGACAGTGAGCCCGGTTTTCCAAGCACCTAATTTCATTGTCCCTGCAGTGGATGTGATGCTTGGTAAGCCGGTGATCAGAGTAGGTAGGGTTCAGAAGATAGGCACAGCGGTTATTGACAACGGAGAGATTGACGTCCGTTCGTTTTCGGCAAATAGCACAGAGCTTAAGGTGCAGCCGCTTAGTGCCACGTTGGTTGAGAGATTCGATGCCATAACTGGTGCGGTGCAAAAGTGCATGGTTGTGGACCACGTAGTGGATGCGTGTAAGGCGGGTGCTGATTTGGTACCAGTTGATGATCTTCAGTCAGTTGTGACTCGTAAGATCGTGAATAATACCTGCCTTAATCTCACAGCGGACCAGTATGCTAAGAACAGTTTCGGGACGGCGCAATTTCTCCGGGATTGGATGAACAACAGGATGACTGCGTCTACTTTTCAGGCGCCACGTTTAAACTTCGTTGGGGGAGTGGCACTATGCTCCTTGGGTATGGTTACACTTTGTGTGACATTCCCCCGTCTGAGTTACCAGAGCAACATGATAGTGTTAAAGTCATCTGGCATGCTGATAAAACTGTTGAACCAAGCCTGCACGTCATGCAGGCATCTGTTGGCCCTACTCTGAGGGGTATAGCCCCACCCATTCCGGATAATCGTCATCCGGAAACTGCATTACATGGGTGCCAGAGACGATTCTGCGTGAAGCCACCGGTTAGCGATAGGGCTACTAGGCGTAGGTTCAGGAGCTTTGTGCGTGATTGGTTGAAGAAGAATTTGAAACCATTGGAGCGAAATGATGTATTGAGCTTTGATGAGTGGTTGAATGGTACGAATTATCCTGAGTGGCGACGGGCAGAGTTGCGCAGAGAGTGGGAGCGGAGTGAAGTCGACTTCGGAGGGAGTTATCCTCGCGTGGTGAAGAGGCATCGCAGGTTGAAGTCGTTTGTGAAAGTAGAAACCTACGGAAAGTTTAAAGCCGCTCGTGCGATTAATTCGCGGAGTGATGCATTCAAGGCTTTTTCCGGGAGGTTCTTCAAATCCGTGGAAGATGTAGTGTTCAAGGATCCCCATTTCATAAAGCATGTTCCAGTTAAGGATAGGTCGAAGTATATGGATGAGGTATTCAAAGGCTGGAACGGCCCGTACTATCAGACAGATTATTCCCACTTTGAGTCGCATTTTACCCCAGAGTATATGTCCTTGTGTGAGTTCCAGTTGTATAAGTACATGATGCGGAATTACAAGAGGGAGATGGACGTCATTACGAGAGTCATGGCAGGCGAGAATGTGTGTAATTTTCGGGAGTTTGTTTTGTCAGTAAGTGGAGTGAGGATGTCCGGAGAGATGTGTACTTCATTGGGTAATGGATTTGCGAATTTGATGAACACGTTGTTTTTGGTGAATGATGCAGGTGGTGATTGTGTGGGAGTAGTAGAAGGGGACGATGGACTGTTTGCCTCGACGGTTCCATTGAACACTGCAGATTATAAGAGGCTGGGTTTTGACATCAAGATTGAGCCCTACGCTTCTTACAGGCTCGCCAGCTTCTGTGGCATAGTAGCATCCGTAGACGGAAGCCCGCTTACCGAGCCGAGGGAAGTCTTGATGAAGTTTGGGTGGTCGCATTCACCATGTATCTCTAAGAACAATGCGATGGGGCTGTGTCGTGCAAAGGCCCTCTCATTGCTTTATGAGCACCCTAATTGCCCATTGCTTACAGCACTTGCCTTGCGGTTCATCACTCTCACCGCAGGACACAAGCCGATTTTTTCTACGAACTGGTATGAAGCGACCTTAGCTGCAGAAGTGCAGAAATTTACAGCTGAAACTCAGCTGTCGGTTCGTAAAGGAATATCGAAGGAGGTTCGTCAGCAATTTGCAGATTGCTATCAGGTACCTGTCTCTTTGCAGTTGAGCTTGGAGAAGGAGATAGGTAACTGGAGCTTCGGGGAAGTAGATTCACCGGCGGTGCAAGCTCTTTTTGACCACGAAGACTATGATGATTGCCGCACGTACTATGCACGGTATGTGGGTACGGAATCGTGGGGTAGGTTTGGACGGCCTACAACATAGTGTCCTCAAGCGGGGGGCACTGTGCGAGAGCCTGTGCCGCCTGTGGACCAGTCTTGGGTGCTGCTGTAGCCCATGTGGAGAAACGTAAAGCCACATTAAATATAGATTATAAAACGGCG